TCTTTTTAACCATTTTTTAAAGCTAAGAGTTGGTGCATTTTTCAAAGCTAAGAGTTGATTACCTAATTAATAAATGCACCAACTCATCATACTACTGTCTCTACTATTAATTGTGGTTTTATTGTTAGTCTTTAAACCTATGCGTAATAAAACCAATATTCTTAAGGATTTAACAACCTTAAAAACACATACAGTTAATATGCTTAACAAAGTACTTAAAACTGACACAACTAAATTAGTAGACTTTCATATTCCAGATGTTCACTGTGATGGTCTAATTGACCGTATTTTATCTCCAGACGAGCTGGTTAAATTGAGCCGTGATAATTTAGATTTGTACAATAAACTTATAAGCTGTGGTTATACCAGAACCGTAGGTTTACTTCACGGTTTTGCTTTATGGTCAAGTATGTCCAAAACAAAAGATATGAAATCTTTCCAATACTTTGTCGATTGTGTTAATAAAATAGAATGGAAGGATCCAACCTTATTTATCGATTTTCACAGCGCTAAATCCAAGATTGGCACATGTATTGTTTAATTTGTTAGTTTTTTATGCTTATCAAACGCATAAAAAAACTTATTCAACCAAAAATTAAAATGTACTTTAAAAATAAAGAGATAATAAAAAGATAATGGCTGAATTTATCAAAGAATTGAGCGATAGTGAACTTGAAGAGTTTTTAAGCTTTTCAAAACCTTACTTGAACAATGTAGACCATAACTTTGTGAGAAGCAATTTTCCTTCGCTTGAAATTGATTTGTATGTTGGAACTACGCCCTGTAACAAGTCTAAAATATTTTGGGTTATAGACACCTTTTTTGTACAAGATGATACATTAAACAATAATATTTTTAAGCTTTCAATCAACTTAAAATTGTTTAAAGCTTATTTAAAACACCACACACACCACATAGGAAACAAAAAGAAGTTGGAAACAACAGCCTCAAATATACAGATTCTATATTTAATGTATAGTTTGATCCATAAAAAAAAATTGTTTTATATCAATGGTAATAAGAACTATATAGAAGATTCAGTTACAAATGAAAATTTTAAACTTGTTCAAGACCCTGAAGAATTTTTAAGTTTTGCAAATCGAATTGTAAGAAGAGAAGATTAATGGTTAAATAAAAGCAAATTTTATTACTCGTCGAGTAATAAAACTTATTGAACATTTAAACCACAATTTATTTAATTCCTGTTGACCCAAAACCACCTAATCCTCTAATTTGTCGTATACTTGAAGTAATGGTTTCAATTTCACCATTAACGTTTTCAATCACTGTCGTAGGGTAAACTACGGGTTCAACAATTAGTTGCGCAATTCTATCTTGCTTTTCAATCTTAAAGTCTTTGTCACTGTGGTTATGTAAAATAACCATTAATTCGTTTCGATAATCTTCGTCTATAACACCTGCACCTACTTCGATACCATTTTTAAAAGATAACCCTGATCTAGATGCAATTCGACCATAAGTATTTGATGGAAGAATAACCATTACACCTGTTTTTATGGCTTTGTGAGATCTTGCAGGTATCGTACATTCTACAGAAGATTTAAGATCATAACCAGCCGAAAGTTGAGTACCTCTTTTTGGAGAAGAAGCGTCTTCGTGGGTAAGAATGAATTTCAATTTTTGTGGTCGTTTAGACCATAATGACCACAAAAAGTACCCAACTAAGAAAGTGTGGGCTAATAATAGTATGTATGCTAATATAGTTGGCATTTGAATAATCATGACGTTCTTTATCTTTAAAATTTTTCTTTTCAAACATTTCATTTTTTTATTTTTAAAGTTAAATTAATCTTTAAGTTGTCAAATTAAAAACATTTTTTTAGCTTTAAAGACAACTATAATTTTAATAAATGATTGCAGCTTTCGATATCGGAGTTAGAAATTTTGCTTTTGCCGTCAAAGACAAAGGTGAATACATACTTTTAAAAAATACAAGTTTAACTGAAAATATTATGACCAAAACTGACCTTAATAAGCAGACGAAAGAAAATCTGATTGACTTAATGTTTAGCCTTCAAATTACTCAAACAACGGAAAAAATGAAAAAACAAGATATGATCGACCTTATTTTAACTAAGAAAAAAACTAAACGTCAAAGTGGTACTAAAGAAGCAACAGAAAATAAGAAAGGTGTTGATTTGATGTTGTTTAAAATTATGGACGATCATAAACATATTTGGAACGAATGTCAAATTTTTTTAGTAGAGAGACAAATGACCATAAACAAACAAGCTTTAAAATTGTCGCACTACCTGGAAGCTTACCTTAAAATTCATTATCCCGAAAAAAAAATTATAAACTACAATTCGAGCTTTAAAACAAAAAAATTAGGAGCTATTGGATTAAAGACTAAGTTAGACCGTAAAAAATGGACTATATCATACACCAAAGATGTTTTGAAAGGAGATAATTTAAAGTACTTTGAATCATTAAAAAAACAAGATGACGTTGCTGATGTAATATGTATGATCGAATCTTATTGATTATTTTAATGGTTTAAATAATCATTAAAATAAATGTAAATTTATGGTTAAACTGTTTACTTCAATATTTGTATCTCCACATCGGGTTAATGGATACCCCAATTTTTTTAACGATGTCCCAAATAAGTCTCTTTTTATGGTCAATTTTAACCTCTGGATGATGTTGTTTTAAATAGCTTTCAAAAGTCGTCCTTTTAATTGTATTGTTATCTGGATTAAATGTGGTTAAAGAGTCTTTAATTGTATCTATTGTTTCTTGATCTAAAATAGTGGTTAATTCGACTTCTTCTTCTCCTATACGTTGATATGAAATTCTAATCTTTTCAAGGCGTAATGGAGTCACTATTACAGGTTCTTTATTCATAGTGTCTTCGACCATTTGATCTCGATTCAAGTTGACAAATAATAAAAATTCTGTGTTGTGGTCAATTATAGCATCGATACACTTAACTAACCAATCATAATTGATGATGTAGAGTTCTTTATTGGCATTTTCTCTAAAGCCACCAAGAGTTGCACATAAAGCTTGTTCTATAGCGCGATAACTGACAACTTTTTTAAAGTAAACGAAAAAGTGAGCGTTTGAGTCAGATTTTCCACTGTTGTATTGTGAAAGTCTCGATTTTACAAGGTCAAAAGAACCACAACCGCCAGGTTTGAATTTACTTTCAAGCATGTACTGGTCTGTTGTGGCAATATAAATATATTCTTGTGGTTCCACTTGTTTAGTCGCTTGATTGAATTTGAGTGCCCGTTGTAGTTTCTCTTTAGCTTTTTTCTCCGACTGTTCTGTAAGAAGTTGTTGTTTTCTTAATTGATTTTCTAACGTCTCTGCTCGTTGTTTTAACTCTTCTTCAAGTTTATCTTTTATGGCTAATTGTTCCATTGCAGTAGTCAATTTAGATTCAACTTGATAAGCACCATATTTTCGAATAGAAGGAAGAATGATTTTACACACTAGTTTCTTAAATTCTTTAGCAAATGGTGCGTGCGAAGATAAAATTAAAGAGTATAGGCCGGTTTCTGAAATGTAGATCATTTGACCTTCGCGAAAAGAATAATTTTCTTTTCCCAACTTATGGTTAATACTTATCTTATGGTGGGGGGGGTGCCGCACCCCCCCCACTTGTGCCTCAAAATTAACCTTTGTAGAAATTTCTAAAAGATTTAGTTTGTCCTCGTCATCTACAAATTTTTTAATAGCTTCTTTAAGGTCAGAATAACCTAACATTTCACATATGTCTTTACCACAGAAATATGGGTTATCAATCGAGCCGCTTAGCCTTATTTGATGGTTTTTATCACCTCTAGTCACAGTCATAAATTCACGACATTTTTCAAGGTCTACTAACACGTTCATTTATTATGATGAAAAAATTGAAAATAACAACAGAAAAACTATTAAATAAAAATGTTACAATCAGTTTTTAAAGAATTATATGACCAAGGTGTACTTATTTTTTTGGATACCGATAACTATGTGACAAATAACTCTGATATTGATGTAGACCTTTTCAAACAACGAGAAAAATTCTTAGAACTATACACTGAGCCAATCGAAAAAGGTTGGATATTTTGTTACAATAACAATTTAAATGAAGTTCTTTCAACCTTAAAAGAAGATACATGTTATCTGATTGAATTTGGCTTTAACTCAGATACTGAAGAAAAAGCGCTTGAAGTAGGCCGTATGCTAGTCAGTTCATTAACAAGATTTAAGTTTATGTCTCATTGGGATGAAAGGGCTCTCAAGGAGCATATTATATCTACAGTAATTACGGCTGAAGATTTACCAGAACCTATACAAGACTTAATCGACGAATATGAAGTAGATGGTTAAGATTTTACTATTTTAATGGCTGATATATCCATTAAAATACATATGTATGGTGAAAGTGATGTGTAAAAGTTACACTAGATCTAGTTGTTCTAGTTGTTCTAGAGCCTTATCAAGGTCCTTTAAAGTTTCTCCCGCTTCTTGTTCAATTTTTTTATCATCTTTCTCTTCAACTAGTGGTACTACTGGTGCAACAACATATAAACCAATTTCATCTTTTTGTGCTACATTTTCATCTACAAACTTTAAAAATACTTCATGGTTAGAACCGAAAGACTCTTGAACTGCTACACTTAAAACTGATCTAAGACCGTTTTTAAAGATGGTTCTTACACCATCAATAACTTCAACTTTTATATTGTCTCCTGTAAAGTATCCATTATTGTCGAAAATATATACTTTCATATTACAAATATCGGACACGTGCTGAGCCAATAAAATTTGATAACGTACACTGTAGCGTACGAAGTTTTCAATTTCTTTGTTTTCCTCACCCATTTATTAATACAAAAAAAGAGTAAATTTTAACTACACTACATTAAGCTTATACTATGTTAAAAATTAAACTATACTTGAAAATAACCTTAATTAACAATTGACATCATTAGTTGTTTAGAAGCTTTATTTTTTATTAAATCTTTGGTAGAACAAAGGTTAACAGATTCATTATATAAAGAAAGAATTTTATCATAATCTAATGGTGGCAAGATAGGTATTCCTTCCCATTCATTCAATTTACCTTCATAATCAATATGTATTTCTTTAGGGTGAAAATAAGCCATATCTTTTTGTAAAACTGTGTTCAGTGGTAATGGTAATAGATCGGCACTATGAGGCGGTAAAATACACAATAGTTGAAAAAATGGATCTATCTTAAACTTGTGCTTTTTCGAGTGATGTTTTGCGACATTAGACTTTGTAGAGTTGTTGAACGTAGTTGTTTGTATATAGCGTATCAAATCTAGAGAAGTTGGAGCGAATTGGCTTGGGTAATATAATTTCCAATCAATAGTTTCACTACCATAAGTATAATAATTGAATATCCAATCAATCTCTTCTAAATACGCTCGCGCCAACTGTTTGGTTATGTTGTGTTGTAACGAATATGATTTTAAATAATGGATAGTTGTGTCCACAAATGAAAATTCTTTTGTTAGTACAACATCTAACAATTTATTAGGAAATCCATACTCTCGGGTTTTATAGTGTTGAATAGCCTCAGGATTTACATGATTTAAAATGTGGTCAAATATATGAAGAAAATTCTTAAAATTTAGTTTTATTTTAGAAGATGCGGGTAGCGAAGACGTTTTGTTTGAACAAGGATCAACACTTAGAAACGCTTTTGGCGATGAGCACGATTTATAGGTTAAATAACCTTTAGAAGTAAAATAATATTTCATTATGATATCTAAGCCGCCATCATATATATTAAAAAGTGGTAAAGAAGGAAGAAAGTCATTTCCAACCATAAAACATAAGATTACAAAATCACAAACAACAAGGTCAAAGTCACTTTGTTTAAAATTCGGCTTGTTAATACTAAAGTCTAGAATATTTTTTTTAAATTGGTTAATATTAACCATTAAGTAATCCAGTTTTTTTGAGATTAAATCTTCCCTAAGAATAAAAATATTATTTTTTTTAAGAAATAAGGTCGAAACAAGCAAAGACAACATTATAAGATCGGCGTCATTACCCACAACCACAACATTAAAATTTGTTTCTACTATCCTAGCTTGATTCAACCTTAAAAAATCAAAAAGTTTATGTTCACCTTCTCCAGGGACCAAAGAGTCCATAAAATAAATAGTGTTTGTATTTAACCAGTCTTTTTCTAGTTTTATTTCGAGTTGAGCTTTAAGGTATAATCCTAACCTATAAAGAAAGTCGGTACCAGGCGAAATACAGTTTGAATCAAATCCACCATTAGTTTTCTTCGATAAAAATCTACGTTGTCGTTGTTGTATTTGTTTAGAAATAGGCGCAACTCCATCAATACACAAAACTAATTCTTGGGGATTTAACGTGCTCACCAAAGAGCTAATACTGTTTAGAACATCTTCAAATACTAAGTGGTCTTTTTCTCCGCTGCAAACAGGCGGCGATTTTTTTAATAAACTTTTAGGTTCGTATGTTCCATATTTATAGATTTTTTGACAAGAAGTATGAATTATACCATTTAAATCTAATAATAATAATAATGGATTATTTACTCCATTTTCACCTCGATGTATTACATCGGTAAATTTTTGACCTTCTCCGAAAGGTTTAGTAACGGTTTTCGGAAAGGAGTCTTTGAACCATTTGAAAAAATATTTAATTCCCATTTTTTATTGCACACTTATTATGGTCTTTATTTTTCTATAAAAAATGATGTTAATTTCAAGTTTTATTTGACCTACTTTCAATGACCTACTTATAAAAGGATAATTATCCTTCAATTGAAGGATAAAAAATCAATTTTTAATTAGAGCTTAATGTTAAAAAATAATTATCACTTGAATCTTAAGTTTATTTCACTTTTTTAAATTTGTGAGTGATTACTTTTCAGCAACTCAACCTACCATATTAAAGCTTGAGATAATAAATGGATTCAATTTCTACTCCGGATCAACCTAAAAAACGTAATTTAAAACCGTTAATTACTATTGGTTTTGGGTTAGCTTTAATTCTTTCTCTTCTTCCTAAAACTCATCAAAGAGCTAAATTTGACATAAGCGAAATCTTAACAACAGTTTGGTTAGTTTACAGCATTTATTATAAAGATTACATAGTTATGGTTATATGTATTCTTATTTTGTTATATAGTTTAAATCAAACACCGGAAGAACAAGCTATGGCTTGGCCATAGGTTAAGTCGCGTTTAATTTTTTAAAGTTATAAACTTTAAAAAATATTTAATTACTTGTATACTCTTCCATAAATTTTAATGCCTCTGGATGTGCTTGAATTACTTCAAAATTAAATTTTTTTAAAAATAACCCATCTAATGTTTTGACTCTGGACAATGCTGTGTATGCTTGCCCATACTCAAATGTTTCCCGCAAATCAATACTTGCATAGTCCAATGTTGACCCTTGACAAGAATGAACAGTCAAAGCGTAAGCAATTTTTAATGGTATTTGAATAGCATAACCAACTGAAATTACTTTACCATTTGCAAGAGTGTGTTGAAGCTTAAATTTTATTGGTTTAACTGTAAACACTCTATTACCAACAAATTCTACGATAGGGTGATCTTCTTCCGTAAATCCTATAACAACTCCACGACTACCATTAACAAGAGTGGGACTAATGTTATAGGTTAACATTACTTGAGTTTGTTCTGCTAAACATAACGTTGTTGGTGTGGTAGAATTCTTCATAAAATTTTTAGTTACAAAATTAAA